GCTCGGCCAGAGATGGGCCGACCTCGACAAAAAAATGGACCGCATGGTATCGGCCCTCGAATCCCTGGCCGAACAGCGGATCGAGATCAAGCACCTCGACGAAGACCAGAAAGACAGCCGCGACTGGCTGAAGCACCACGAAGAACGAATCCAGGCCCTCGAAAAAGCGCCCGGCTCCGCCGCCAGTAAATTTCTATGGGTGATGGTCGGGGCCGCAATGACCGTTTTCGCCGGGGTATCCACCGGCATGTTGATGTTTTGGTTCAGAGGGAGACCCTGATGTATATCTGCCGGCACTTCAAAATCTACGAGCTGGTCGATGAAAAAACATTCGACCGCTACGGCCTGCGCGCCTGGGAATTCTTCAATCCCCAGGCCCTCCGGGCCCTCGACAATCTCCGCGAGTTTTGCGGCTCACCCATCACGGTTAATAATTACCACACCGGCGGACCCTTCCAGTTTCGGGGTTTACGCCCCAGAAGCTGCGACGTTGGTGCCGATTTCAGCCAGCACCGTCTCGGCAATGCCTTTGACTGCGACATCAAAGGTGTGCGACCCGAGCTGGTCAGACAAGCCATACTCGATCAGCCGGACCACCCGCAGTTCGCCCTGATCAACTGCATCGAGGGCAACGTTAACTGGCTGCATTTTGACTGCAGAAATATCCCCGACCGGATCCGGATCGTTTACCCCTAGGGAGACCCACCTCATGGATTTGATCGGCATCGGCACCGCAGCCGTCGGCATCGTCGGCAAAGTCATCGACAAAGTTTTTCCCGACCCTGTCCAGGCCGCCCTGGCCAAGGCCGAGCTGGTGAAGCTGCAGCAAACCGGCGAGCTCAAAGAGCTCGAAATCCGCATGTCGGCAATCCTTGCCGAAGCCCAAAGCCAGGACCCCTGGACCAGCCGCGCCCGCCCGTCCTTTTTATATGTGATGTATGCCCTGATCCTGGCCGCCATCCCCATGGGGGTATTGCACGCCTACAACCCGGAGCTGGCCGTCTCCATCGCCACCGGCCTGAAGGCCTGGCTCGAAGCCCTGCCCGAGGAAATATGGTGGCTGTTCGGTGCCGGGTACCTCGGCTACACCGGGGCGCGCTCCATCGATAAAGCCAAGGGGGCTAAGTCATGAAATGGCACGCCTACCATAACGGTCAAAAAATCCCGTACATGTTGGGGGTGCTGATCGGCCTGGACCAGTTCGCCGGCAGTCTCGTACCCGGGGCCGACCTGGACCGAACCATCTCCCACCGCATCGGCGTCAAGCGCGCCAAGCTGGCGATCAAAAAAAGATTCGTCGACCGGACGGATATCTATAATCCGGACGGGTCCATCATCCCCAGCACCCTGTACGACCGGCACGTGAAAATCATCCTGAAGGAAACGCGCCTGTCCTTCTGGCGCCACCCCCTGGAAGCCTCGATCGATTGGTTTTTAGAGCGGATCGACTCCGGACACTGCATCCGCGCGATAGGGAGCTGACCCCATGGCCATCGACACCACTGAAATCATGATTGCCGCCCTGGCCGATTGGGGCGAAACCGTCACCATCGGCGGGGTTTCCGTCATCGCCATGTTTGACGAGCCCTTCGCCTCAGCTTCGCCCTTCGGCCTCGGCGTCGAATCCTCAGGGCCTATGCTGCTGTGCAAGACCGCCGATCTGCCAGGCGATACCGATCACGGCACCGCCGTCACCGTGCGGGGCACCGCCTACACCGTCAGCGGACGCAAAGACGACGGCATGGGCGGCAGCGAACTCACCTTGAGGCAATCATGACCCTCCGCCAGCAGATCGTCACCGCCGTAATCGCCCGGCTAAAAGCCATCACCGTAGCCGGTGGCTACAGCGCCACACTGACCAGCAACGTTTTCGAATGGCCGGCGCTCAACCTGAGCGCCAGTCAATTGCCCGCCGCCATCGTCACCGACCCGGGCGGGCAAATCGAAGACGCCGGGGTATCCGGGCGTCTCGACCACACCCTGCAGCTTGAAATTGAGCTTCTCGCCAAGGGCGCCACCGCTCCGGCTGTCGTCCGCGAACTGGTCGGAGACGTACTGCGCGCCATCGGCACCGACCCCCAATGGTCCAACCTGGCCGTCGATACCACCGCCACCGGCGTCCAGTTCGCCGTCGAAGAACACGAATGCCTCTTCGCCGGTGCCCAGCTCAATTTATCCATCATGTACCGCACCGCCCCGTGGGCAATTTAGAGGAGATCCACCATGGCCATCTACCGCAAAAGCAACACCACCATCTATGCCAAAATGCAGACCGCCAAAGGTTCCGCCGCCACCGTCGCCGGAGCCAACGCCGTCGACGTGCTCATGGAGAGCACCTTTGTCCAGCCCAAGGGCAACCTGATTGACCGCGGTCTGGTGCGGGGTGGCCGCTGGCCGAGCAAAAAAGCCGTCGGCGGACGCTGGGGCGAAGGCCCCCTCAACCTCGAACTACGCGGAAGCGGCACCGCCGGCACTCAACCCGAATTCGGCCCGCTCCTCGAAACCCTCTTCGGCACCGCCACCGTCAACGCAGCGGGCACCGTCGCCGACGCCGCCGCCAGCACCACCGAATTCGACAGCGCCCTCGATCTCACCGTCGGCCAGCTGATCCGCGTCGCCATCGGCAGCAGCAACGAGGTCCGCCGCGTGGCCACCAAGACCGGCGAAGGCCCCTACACCTACACCGTCCACCGGGCCTTTTCCGGAGCCCCCGCCGACGAAGCCGTCATTGCCGCAGGAGTCACCTACCACCACCTCGGCAGCGAAGCCGAAAGCTACCTGACCCTCGAACAGTTCCTCGATGGCGTCAAGCTGCTCTGCACCGACGCCTGCGTCGAGAAACTCGATATTGGCGTCACCGAAAAGGAAGTCATCAAGGGCACCTTCGCCCTGCGCTCCATCACCTGCGCCGAAAGCGACACCGCCGACGGCCTCACCCCGACCTTCGACGACACCGACCCGCTCATCGGCACCAGTTGCAACCTGCTGCTCGATAGCTCAGCCCTCAACATGAAAAGCATGGAGCTGTCCCTCATGACCCGCCGCGAGCGGGGCGGGATCAACTCCACCGGCATCAGCGACCTGCCCTTCGCCAGCAAGTTTGACGCCACCTGCAAACTCGCGCCCTGGGTCGAAAACGACGGCGCCTTCACCGCCTTTTTTGCCGGATCTCTGGCAGACATCGAGATGACCAAAGGCACCGTGGCCGGCAACATCCTCCACCTGCTGGTCGAAGACGTGCAGCGCGAAGGCCCGAGCATCGGCGATGATGATGGGGATTTTAGCTGGGACGATCCGCTCACCGTCACCGGTGGAATTGCCATCGGTTTCTTTTAAAAAAGGCTTCCCATAAGTCCCATACTTCCCATTCCTCCCAGACTTTGAAAGGTCTCGCCCTTGCGACTGTTTTTTAAAGGTCTCTACTACCTGGTCAGACACCCGCGCTTTTTTATAAGCGTGTGGGAAAAATCCTACCTGAAAGCGATTCATGGCCAAAAATAAAAAAATATCGCTGGTTATCAGCGCCAAAAATCAGGCCAAAGGCGTTTTCAACCAGGTCAAAAAGGGTCTCTCCGGCATCGGTTCCCTGGCGGGGAAGATTTTCAGCCCCACCGGCATCCTCTTCGCCGGTCTGTCCGGGCTGGGTATCGGCAAGTTGGCGGGGTCTTTCCTCGATGCCGCAAAACAGACCGAAAATTACAAGATCCGGCTGCAAGGTCTGCTGGGCTCTCAGGCCGAGGGCAACCGCCTGTTTAAGGAGATGGCCGAGTATGCCAGCAGGGTGCCCTTCGAGTATCAACAGATCATGGCCTCCGCCACTCAGCTCTCCGGCATTTTGTCCGGCGGGGTCGACGAAATAAAAGAGTGGATCCCGTTGATCGGCGACCTAGCTGCCGCGTCGGGGCTGGACATCCAGACCGCCACCGAGCAGGTCAGTCGTATGCTCTCCGCCGGCGCCGCCAGTGCCGATCTGTTCCGCGAACGGGGCGTGCTGGCTATGCTTGGGTTTAAAGCCGGGGTCAGTTACTCCGCTGACGAAACCCGCAAGAAGTTGATGGAAGCCTGGACCGGTCCCGAGAGTCGTTTCCGGGGCGCCACCACCGCCATGGCCGGCACCTGGGACGGCATGGTCTCCATGCTCAAGGATGCCTGGTTTTCCTTCCGTACCGCCGTCATGGATTCCGGCCCGTTCCAGGCGATCAAGGGTTACCTTAAGGGTGTCATCGACCAGGTCAACGAATTTAAAAAAAGCGGCAAATTCGAGGAAATCGCCACCAAGATCGGCGGAGGGATAACCACCGCCCTCGATAAGTTCGTCAATGCCCTGCCCGCCATTTTCAATTTCATGCTCAGCGTCGTTGAAAAGATCATCATGGCCGTCGGCGGCTGGCGCGACATCATCGCCGGGCTCAAGTGGGTTATCGCCGAAGTGCGCTTGTGGTCCTATAATTTTATTCAGGACCTGCGGGGCATGGTATTGTGGATGGCCCAGATGCTGCACCGGATCCCCGGGGTTGACACTTCCGCCCAGCAAGCCGACATCGGCCGGCAGATAAATGCTTCCGCCTCCGAAAATAGCTGGAAGCTCAACGCCGCCGCCGAAGAAGCGAAACAGGCTTTTTTCCAGACCGTCGATAGCGCCCAGAAATTTGACAAACAGGTCGAAAAAACCTTCGATAATTTAAGCGCCGGATTCGAAACGGCCATCAAAAACATCACCCAATTGGTCGAGGGACAAAAAGAGGCAGGCCAAGCCGCAGAAGAGGGATCAAAAAAGGCCGTTGTGGCAATCGACGATGAAGCCGCAGCCATCGCCCGCCTGATCGATAAATATCATCAACTCAACCTGGCCAAGGGACGCAAAGGTGGGAGTTTCAATATTGCCAAACTCTCCGACTCCATTGAAGACGCGGAGCGCACTGAATGATTCCCGCCGACTTCAAGGTCGAAATCGAAGACGCCGCCCTCTCTTGGCAGGACGTCACCGAAAAGCTCCGGTCCTGCACCGACGGCACCAGCGGAGAGTCGCAGGTGATCCCCACGGTCGCCCTCACCTTCGCCGCCGACGTCGACGCCGAATTCACCACCTTGATCAACCCGCAACTCAACCGGGGCCGTGCGCGCATTCGCATCACCGACGGCGAGCTGGTCAGCTACTATCTGTTAGAGAAACAATCCGGCAACGTGGTCAAAAACCACCGCTATCCCACCATCTCCGGCCGGGCCTATGCCGGGGTGCTCGACAACTGGCGCCCCGTCTCCCATGACTGGCCGATGGACATGGCCGCCAGCGCCATCGCCGCCCAGGTCGCGCATCAGGACATCACCAACCAGTCCGGCGCCACGATCGGCGTCATCTGGCAGGCCACCCTTGACCCGACCATCCCCGGCGGGCGCTACACCGTCAGCAAAAAGCGCCGGCGCGACATCATCAACGAAATCGCCGAAGCCTGCGCCGCCTGTGTCCGCACCACCGCCGATGGCCTCAGCTTAGAGGTCTACGACCGCCCGAGCCGCGCCCTCACCGAGAGCGCCAGCCGGGCCTACACCAACGCCTTGTCCCTCAATTACGATTTCGACCGGGTAGACGACCCCGCCAACGCCATCCGCGTCCAGGGCGAAGTTATCGATTACACCCGCCCAACCCTGCCGGTCATCCAGGTGCAGGTCATCCCCGGCGCCATCGACGCCGATGGCGAAGCCCTCGCCACCGCCCGCGCCCGGGTCATCGACGCCACCGGCCGCCCGGCGCAGCACACCGCGCTGGTGGACGAAGCCATCACCGCCGGCAGTTATACCGAGATCCCCGTGTCCGGCTGCTACTCCGTGCAAGGGGTGTGGCTCAACTCCGGCACCCAGCAGGCCCCGGTCAAAGGCGCCAAACTCACCCCGGCCGGCCACACCGCCTCGCTCATCACTGTGCCCGAGCAGGCCAGCCAGCTCTTTATCGTCAGCTACACTCGGGCCGAAGTCGTCAGCTGGTCGAGCGCCCTGGTCACCAACGAGATAGTCGGCGAGCCGCAGACCACCACCGGCACCAACGCCGTGGCCACCGCCACCGCCATCGGCTCCGTGCAGGGCGTCTACCGCGCCACCGACCGCAACCGCACCGGCACCAATTTTTATACCGGCGGAAGCGCCACACCCAACACCACCGCCATCACCCTCGGCATCTCTCCCGGCCCCACCGGCACCGCCGTGGTCATCGATTACGATCAATACGAGGCCAGCGCCTCCGTCAACGTCTCACCGGCCACCAGCCTCTGCGCGCCCGACGGCTTTGCCCAGACCTCGATCGGCGCGGGCACCACCGTCGGCATGGTCTACATCGTCGCCTCCGCCCTCGGCCAGGAAGGCCGCGCCGTGCTCTCGCTGCTCGGTACCGCCGTCGGCTCGCTGCAGGCCGTGGCCGAACCCGCCGTGATCCGCGCCCAGCAGGGGCCGAAGGTCGTCGACAGCCAGTACCAGGAGATTGTCCAGGTTGCCGCTGAAGCCGATGGCTCAAAATATGTCGCCGTCGCCAATCTGGTCAGCAGCGCCACTAGCGTGCTGGTCGGCGTGACCGGTTACGCGATCGTCCTCCGCTGGGAAAACGACCCCGAAGAGGGGATTTATAAGATTTATATCTCCACCGCCGGGGCCGTCGACGATTATGCCGATGTTTCCTACTCCGGCCGCGAAATCATCGCCGCCGCCGATCACCAGAGCACCATCAAGGCCATCGTCAAACAGACCGACGGCACCCCCGTTTCCGACGGCACCAAGGTGCTCTTTACCCTGGTCGGCCGCACCAACGGCGCGAGCCTCTCCGCCGCCTCCGCCGACACCGCCAGCGGCGAAGCCTCCGTTACCCTCACCGCCGGCGGCGTGGCTACTTTTGAGGTGCGAGTCGTCGCCGGGCCCTATTACGCCCTGGTTGCCATCGCGGTTGTCGACCATCCCCTTGATTCGGAGCAGGACCCGGCCAATTATGCCTATTCCGACGGCGCGACCAGCGAAGGCTGGAGCTGGGAAGGGTTGGAGCGAGGCGAGTACCGCAAAGAAATAGACGGGCAAAAGAAAATCTGCAAACAGGTGCCGAAAGACGGCCATGAAGCGAGCGGCTCGATCACCGGCCGCCGTCAGGTGGTGGATTGTGACGACAAGGGGATCCCTTACGCCCGGATCGAGTTCAACGGCGAAACCATCGAGGCCGACAAAAACGGCTATTTCAGCTTTAGCACCGGCAGCGAGGGCGCCAACGAGGTAACCGTCGGTGGCGTCACGTCCAGTTTTAATATCGACCCGGCCGGATCGGAAACCCGGTGGGACGGTAATTTCGGCAGCGGCCAGACGTATGAAAGTTGCCGCGATGAGTGATGTCGAGCAGATCCGCATCTGCGAAGAAAAACCGGAACTGGACGACGGTAAAATCCGTATCTGCGAGGAGCCGGGCGAACCATCCGACGGAAAAATCCGCATCTGCGGCGAGGTCGAGCCCGATAACCCCTGTCCCGAGGACCTGCCGTTGTTGACCCTGACCGGACCGGGGACCGCCGAAGTTGGCAGCCAATATCAGGCTGCCGGTGGCCGCCGCCCCTATCGTTATGCCATCAGCGCCGGGCAAATCGACGCCGCAAGCGGTGCAATCACCGATTTGAGCGGCGCCTGCGGTATGGGGACGGTATCCGTCAGCGATAATTGCGGCCACTCGGCGTCCGTCGAAGTCCGGCTCCCCTCCGGTCAATGGGTTCTTTCGAGCACCGAAGCCGGGCCCTGCGGGCTGGCCGACCCCGCCGATCTCGCTTGCCCTGGGTATAGCGGCCAATCCGAGTGTTCGGTGATTTCAGGGGGTACAAAAACCACGTATATGATTGTTTCCGCCCAGTGGTCGGCGTGCAGCACCAGCCTCAGTTGTGAAGCCTGCGTCTATCTGCACGCGCTGACCATCAACCCCTGCTACAGCGACACAACCTATGACCCGTCGTGCGGCAAAAATGGCGTTATCTCTGTGCTGCGCAACACCGACACCTATACCTGGGAGTGTCCATGATCGCCCAACGCATTTACCACGGCGCGACCGCCGAGCAGCTTGGCATCACGGCCGCCGCCTTCGCCAGTCGAAAGGCCACCCTTGACCGGTATCTCGCCCAATCGGGCGGCAAGTTTATTCCGAATGCCTATTTGCAGTGGTTGCAAGAGGACCAAGCCGGGCAGCGGGGGGAAGACCCGCCGCAAACGTCACAAGCCCCGCCCGGCCGAGCTCCGGCCGCTCGGGTCGGGGTCCGAATTGTAACCCCGAAACCCTGCAACAGCTGCGGAGGAGGCCGCATCCGATGACCATTTTGATCGCCATTTTTACCGTCTACATCGCCACCGTCGTCATCACCGGCGGCAGCCTGCTGGCTCCAGCCCGGGCCGTCTTTATCCGGCGCACGCCGTGGCTGCAAATCGTGCCCGAGCATCCGCATTTTATCGAGTGCCGGCTGTGCGTCGGTTTTTGGGTGGCGCTGGTCGTCTGCCCGTTTTTCGGCATGCCCTGGTCCGCCGTGGGCCTGGTCTACGGCTTTAGCTATTTTCTGGCCACACAGGAGCGATGATATGCTGACCCAACAACTGACCCTGCTGGGCGCGCCCCTGCGAATTTTGTTTGACGGCGGGCTGCTGTATCATTTCAGCGCCGCCGGCGTCGATGTCCACAACATGCTGGGCCAGCGCGTGGCCTGGGCGGAGCTCTCAGGGGTCACCTGCGGCGCCGTTAACACCGACGCCGTTTACCTGGGCACCTCGGCCGGCGTCTACAGCCTGGCCCACTCCGCCGTCTCCACCGGCGGGAATCAGACATCCGCCGTCGCTCTTGCCTACGATACGGGAACCAGCCCGGCCCTGGCCGATGACGCGGTGGCCGGTCTGACAGGGCTCGGTACCGCCCTGCTGGTCACCCATGCCGCCGGTGCGGACTACCTGCCCAATGCCAGCACCGTTTACCGTTACAACGACGCGAGCGGCTGCGGGCCGTGCGCCCTGAACGCCACGGAGATCGCCTATATCCTGGGCGACGGCACGGTGCATCGTCTGGTGCTGCCAACCACCGACTGGACCAGCAGCAGCGCGACGGTCTATTCCGCATCCGGCGAGACGACGCCGCCGGCCTTGAACAAGCTCACCGACCCGACAGCCCCGCCCGGCAGCGGCTATGCCGTGGCCTGGTCTGGCGATTATCTGGCCGTCGGGCATGCGAGCGGAAATCGGTTGTCACTCTACAAAAAGTCGGGCTCTACGCTATCCAAACTATCCGATCCGGCCTCGCCGGGAAGCACGGTTTTTGGCGTCGCCTGGAGCGGCGATTATCTGGCCGTTGGCAAGTCAGGCAGTCCTTATTTGTCCTGGTACTCGCGTTCCGGAGACACCCTGACCAAGCTCGGCGATCCCACCACGCCTCCCGGGGCGACCAACCACCTGGCCTGGTCCGGCGACTATCTGGCCGTGCCCCATGCGGTCGGCGCGGGCACCCGTGGCCTGTCGTTTTACAAGCGCTCGGGCTCTACGCTATCCAAACTATCCGATCCGGCCGACCCGGGCGGGGGTGGCAATACGGCCGCATGGATCGGCGACTATCTGTTTGTCGGTACGACCGGCAGCCCCTATCTGGTCGTGTACCGCCGCGACGGGGATACCCTGACCAAGCTCTCGGCCGTCGCCGCTGCGCCCGCGGGCGCG